TATATGCATCAGATGTTCATGAACTTAAAATACTTGAAAACTTTCAATTACAAGAGAATGAAGAGTTTGAAGCATTTGAATCTGAAGATACTCTTTCGATATTAAATAGATATGTGGAAGAATCTGAAATTGATTTGCAAAAGTCAACAATACAGGATATAATAAAAGAAGTATACCAAGAGGCATGTGAAGTAATCTAATGCACATCATCACAATCGACGGAAAAGAAGATGCAGGAGCTTACTCAGTTCAAAACGAATTGGGTGAAGATGTTTTGTATATTTTTGAAGAGGAAGATGATGCAGTTCGCTATGCTTTAATGCTAGAGGATAAAGGTTATCCTGAGATGCATGTTATCGAGGTTGAACCTGCGACCATGATTGCTATGTGCGAAACTCATGAATACGAGTATACTATAATTACACCTAATGATATCGTAATACCACCAGATAAAAAAAATCATGATCTTATTTGAAAAAGTTCGTTGGAAGAATTTTCTCTCTACAGGTAATCAATATTCAGAAATAGATTTTCAAGGTTCACCAACCACTTTGATTGTTGGAGCAAACGGTAGTGGAAAGAGCACAGTTTTAGATGCACTTACATTTGGATTATTTGCAAAACCATTTCGTAAGATCAACAGAAGTCAATTAATCAATACTGTCAATGAAAAAGATTTATGTGTTGAGGTAGAATTTAAGATAGGAACTATTTCTTGGAAAGTTATAAGAGGAGTCAAACCAAATATATTTGAGATATGGAGAAACGATAAGTTACTTGATCAAGCTGCATCTGTGAATGATCAACAAAAGTGGTTAGAACAAAATGTAGTGAAGATGAATTATAAATCATTTACTCAAATCGTGATATTGGGATCAAGTAATTTTATTCCGTTCATGCAGTTAAATGCACCGAATCGAAGAGAGGTGATTGAGGATCTTTTGGATATCAAGATATTCACATCCATGAATAATATTTTGAAAGAGAAGTCACGAAAAGTAAAAGATGAAGTCAAGACATTAGATTTAAAAAGAGAGTCTTTGAATGATAAAGTGAAGATGCAAGAGAAATTTATCTTGGATGTTGAGACTCGTGGTAAGGAAGATATTGAACAAAAGAAGAAAAAGAAAGATGCACTTGCTGACGAAATATGTGTTTGCATCATGCAAAATGAAGATGCAGAGGACACGATTTTTGGTCTAAAAGAGGAGCAGGAAAAATTAACAAACACAACAACTACGTTAGCGAAACTTAACACACTGAAAGGTCAAATTGGCAATAAAGTATCGACCATTACGAAGGAGCATAAGTTCTTCAGTGAAAATGTAACATGCCCTACATGCACCCAATCCATAGAAGAATCCTTCCGTTTAAATAGAATTAGTCACGCTCAAACTAAAGCAAAAGAGCTTAAATCCGGTTACGAAGAACTGGAAAAAGCGATAGAAAAAGAAAAAGAAAGAGAGCGTAAATTCACTAACTTATCAAAGGAGATCACTAGACTCACGCATGGCATTTCTAAAAACAACACTCTTATCTCTAACTGCCAAAAGCAACAAAGAGAACTTGAAAATGAAATTCAAACACTTACCAATCAACTTGAAAACAGAAATACTGAGCATGAAAAGTTAGAAAAGTTCAAATCTACCTTACAGGAGACCTATGAGTCCTTAGCCACCAAAAAAGAAACAATTAAATACTTTAATTATACTTACGAGTTGCTAAAGGACGGGGGAGTTAAATCTAAAATCATCAAGAAGTATCTACCGCTGATAAATCAGCAAATAAACCGTTATCTACAGATGATGGATTTTTACATAAATTTTACTCTAGATGAGGAGTTTAACGAAACCGTCCAATCCCCAATTCACGAAGATTTTTCATATGCATCGTTTAGTGAGGGAGAGAAACAGAGAATAGATTTAGCATTGTTATTCACTTGGAGAGAAGTTGCCAAGTTTAAAAATTCAGTATCAACAAACTTAATGGTATTGGATGAGGTATTCGATAGTTCACTAGACGGTCAGGGAACAGAGGAGTTTTTAAAGATAATCAAATACGTGATTGAGGATGCAAACATATTTGTCATATCACATAAGACTGGCCTAGACGATAGGTTTGAAAATGTGGTAAGATTTGAAAAGGTTAAAGGATTCAGTAGGATGTTATCATGATTGGAATAGTTGGTAATGGTTTTGTTGGCAATGCTGTCTATCAAAACTTTCGAGATAAAACACAATGTAAGGTCTATGATACTGATAAGAATAGATCTTTGAATAGTCTAGGAGAAGTAATAAATCAAGAGTTCATTTTTGTATGTTTACCAACACCAATGAGATATGGTGGTGAGTGTGATCTATCAATACTTGATAATTTTTTTGAGGATTACCAGATCATATCACAGGAACATTTGTAATTAAATCAACAGTGCCAGTTGGAACAACAAAGAAATATCTAGAACGTCATAATGTAATTCACAATCCGGAGTTTCTCACAGCAAGAAATGCAATCAAAGACTTTGCTAACTCAGAAAGAAATATTGTCGGTGGCGACATGGATCTCTGTGTTGACTTTGTTACTATGTTTGAAAAATTTTTCCCTCAGATACCAAGCATCATTACCACCTCTGACGAAAGTGAAGCGATTAAGTATTTTTCAAACACATTCCTTGCCTATAAAGTAGCATACTTCAATAAGATCTATGATTTCTGTCAATCTGTTGGCATGGACTATGATGTTGTATGTGAGGGTGTGACTGCTGATAGTCGTATCGGTAAATCACATACTAAAGTTCCGGGCATAGATAATGACAGAGGATTTGGTGGCACTTGTTTTCCAAAGGATTTGAACTCATTGATTGTTCAAATGGAGAATCTTGATGTCAACGCTGATATGCTCAAAGAAGTGTGGAAGTATAATCAACAAATCAGAAAAGTTATTGATTGGCCAGTGACATGAAAGTATTAGTAACAGGACATCGTGGATTTATCGGAAGATATGTATTTGCAGATTGGAGACGTGGATACGGTTTTGATGTTCATGGTATTGATACCCCAGATGATGTAGGTGATTTTAAAGGTGGTGATTATGATTTAGTTATTCATCTTGCAGCATGGGCAGATATACGTGAGAGTATTGAAAAACCAGAGGCATATTATGTTAATAATGTAGTCAAGGCAAAACCTATATTTGATTGGTGTCGAGAAACAGATACGAGACTACTATATGCATCATCAAGTGCAGTTGAAGATTTATATTGGGAAAATCCATATGCAATGAGTAAGTGGATCAATGAACAGATGGCACCACCTAACTCCGTCGGAATGCGCTTCACAACGGTCTACGGCCCCGATGTAAGAGCAAATATGATGTATGGGTTACTTCGTGACAAAAAAGCAACTTATGTCACAAATCATAAAAGAGATTGGATTCATGTTCATGATGTATGCACTGCGATTCGATATCTCGCTCCAAGCACAGTTACAGGCCCAGTTTCAATTGGATATGGTCAATCTGTTCCTGTTAGAAAACTTGCTGAAAAATTTGGTCAGGGTGATTTACCTGTAAAAGAATTTACACCCGGTGAGGCAGAGGATAACGTGGCAGATATATCAATCATGGCAAGTATAGGGTGGATGCCCACCATTAGCGTTTTGGACTCAGTTGATGTAGACTTATAGATATTATATGTTAGACTAGAATCATGAAAGTTCCAAATTGGCAGCATCATTCCAAGAAGGAACAGAAACGCCACCTCAAACCACAAGCCTTACGACAGGCAAGAAAAAGAAGAAACCACTTAAAAAAGTGTCTACTAAACCCTTCTCGACGAAGGGTTTTCGATTATTATGGCCATATAGACACGGAGAACAATGGCAGTACAACACGAAATCAAATCACAACTTGCTAAACTACTTGCAACAGAAGATCTAGTAGTCGAGCACAAGCAAGTCGAAACAGCATCCTTCAATGTAGAGACAAGAGTATTAGTTTTACCTCTCTGGGAGAAAGCAAGCAACAGCATCTATGATATGCTTGTTGGTCATGAAGTTGGACACGCATTGTTTACACCAAACGATGATTGGTTCTTAAAGACAGATGTTCCTCATGGTATTGTCAACGTATGCGAAGACGCACGTATCGAGAAGTTGATGAAGAGAAAGTATATGGGTCTAGCAAAGACTTTCTATTATGGATATAGTGAGTTGCATGATGATGACTTCTTTAATTTAGAGGAGGAAGATGTTGATAAGTTTAATCTTGCAGATAGAATCAATCTATATTACAAGATTGGCAATTTCTTAGATCTACAATTTACTGAGAGAGAGACAGAGATCAGAGAATTAGTTGGTAAGTCTGAGACATTCGATGAGGTGTTAGAAGCTGCTAAAGTTCTTCATGAGTATTGTAAGGAAGAGCAAGAGAACAAAAAGAAAGTTGCAGATATTGATAATCTTCAACTACCGATGGGTGGATTACCTGATCAGTTTGATTCTCAGGAGACCGGTGAACAAGGTGAAGAAGAAGAGAATGGTGAAGTGATAAAGGGATCATCTTCCCCTAAAGTAGAGGAGGCTGAGGGATCTGATAAAGATGGTGACATGACAGAGCAACCAACTCTTGGTAACACTGATGAGGGTGGAGATAAGAATGAGATTGAAGTCAAGACAGTTGAGTCACTTAGTGAGAATATTCAAGACCTAGTTTCTCATACATCATCATATGAGAATGTATATTGTGAGATACCTGACGTTAAACTTGAGCACATCATTGCTAAGAACTCTGATGTTCATAATGTTATTGAAGAGCATTATGAAAATGAAACTCGAAGATTAAACGCAAGCAATATTGTAAATGGATTTCCTACTCGCGATTGGTATCAAGAAGCAGATTCAAATTTTTATGACTTTAAAAAAGGTTCAAGAAAAGAAGTAAGTTATCTTGTCAAGGAGTTTGAATGTCGTAAGTCTGCAAGTGCATACGCTCGTGCAGCTATCGCTCGCACTGGTGTTCTTGATACCTCTAAACTTCACACTTATAAATTCAATGAAGATATATTTCAAGAAAGTTACAGTTCTTCCAGATGGTAAGAATCATGGATTAGTATTTCTCCTTGATTGGTCTGGTTCAATGCAGTATTATTTGCAAGATACTTTGAAGCAGCTATACAATCTAATTTGGTTTTGCAGGAAAGTGCAGATTCCATTTGAAGTCTATGCATTCACAAATGAGTGGGGTAATAGAGATTGGCATAGTTATAGTATCGGATCTGGTGACTTTGGTAAATCATATGAAAAGAAAGCAGGTATGATTGCAATTGATAATCAATTCACTCTTATGAATCTATTCACAAGTGAAGTAAATGGAAAGACTCTTGAAAAACAAATGCTAAACATATGGAGAGTTGTTCATAGTTTCAGAGAGTATGGATTATCATATCCAAGAGCATTAGCATTATCTGGCACTCCTCTAAATGAAGCATTGATTACATTCAGAAAACTTTTGCCTGAGTTTCAGAAGAAAGCAAAGGTAGAGAAAGTACAATGTATTGTTTTGACAGATGGTGAAGCAGGGCCACTTTCACATCACACTGAAGTCAAACGTGATTGGGAAGATGAACCATATCTAGGAACAAGAAGATGTATACCAGAGGTTACATTCATCAGAGATCGTAAGGTTGGTAGAACATATACTATTGGACATAAGCATAGTGATTTTACTGATGCACTTCTTGAGAACTTACAAGATAGACTACCTAATGTAAACTTCATCGGTATCAGAGTCCTATCTTCCAGAGATGGTATGAGATTTGCAAGACATTACAATACAGATGAAAAAGAACTCAACATCATGGAGAAAGATTGGAAAAAATCCAAGAGTTATATCATCAAGAATTCTGGATATGATGCATACATTGTAATGTCATCCCATCATCTCAATCAGGACTCAGAGTTTGAAGTCAAAGAAGATGCAACTAAGTCTCAGATCAAGACAGCATTCGCTAGGTCATTGAAGACTAAAAAACTAAATAAAAAAGTATTAGGCGAATTCATCTCTCTGGTGGTATGATAACATTCAAAGAGTTCATGCAAGAAAGTAGTCTTACCAGACTCAAAAG